TCCTCAACGTCGAATACGTGGCCACACATAGGGCACTCGGCCACCCGTGCCGGCAGTTCCACGAAACACTCAGGACACCGCTTACTGGGAGCTTCACCCTCCTGCTTGGGCCGGGGGTCGAGGCAGGCCTCTTGCTCCAGAGATCCGTGCATCAATGTAGCGGTACCAAAGTCGAGGATGATGCAGTCGGTCTTGACCACCCCCGGATGCTCATTGGGATCGACGGTGCGCAGCCCTCGCCCCACCATCTGAATCATCGTGCTCTTATAGGAACTGGGGCGGAGCAGCACCACGCAAGCGGTGGGCGTGTAGTCGTAACCCTCGGTGAGCACCGCCACGTTAACTACCACCTGGGCATCACCGCTTTCATAGGCTGCCAGCCGTTCCCGGCGGTCCAATTCGGACAGGTTGCCGTGGATCAATACAGCTTCGACGCCTTCGCGATTGAAGGTGTCGCAGACCGCTTCTGCGTGAGCGATGGTGGAACAGAACACAATGGTTTGCCGGTCACCGGCCTTTTCCCGCCAGTGCTGAATGACCGCATCATTGATGGGCTTACGGTTCATGACCGCCTCCACTTCGCTCATATCGAAGTCGGACGGGGTTTTACGAACCTGTTTAAGTGCGTCCTGAGCCCCCACGTCGATGACGAAAGTGCGCGGTTTCACCAAATGACCAGACTGGACCAGTTCACCTAGGGTGATCTGATCGGCGATGTTGTCAAACACCTCCCGTAGGCCTTGGCCATCACCCCGCTGGGGGGTAGCCGTGACGCCGTAAACCTTGGCATTCGGGTTGTTGTCCCGAACTCTATCGATTACCCGCCGGTAGCTGTCGGCGGCCACGTGGTGGGCCTCGTCGATTACCAACAGATCGAAGCGGGGCATCTGCCTAAGATTGGCCTCACGAGAAAGGGTCTGCACCATGGCAAAGGTAGCCTGGCCGTCCCACGACTTGATATTGGCGTTAAACACCGAGGTATCGATACCCGGATTGACCCGTCCGAACTTCTGCCGGTTTTGAGCCGTCAGTTCGTCCCGATGGGCCAGTATGCAGGCCTTGGCATCGGGTTCCTGGAGGATGGCGCCTGTGACTGCCGAGAGGCACAAAGTTTTGCCGCTGCCGGTCGGGGCCACGGCCAGGGTGTTGCCGTGTTGGTGGAGCGCCCCAAGGGAGCGCTCCACCATCTTCTTTTGTCGGGGTCGGAGGATCATCGTGCGTCCCCCTTGTGACGGGCACAGATATCCGAGATCCGCGCATCATCGTCGGCACCAGTGGCAACCACCCCATCCAACAGATGGCTCAGCGCCACCGCCTGACGCAGATCCTCGGTGATGCGATCTCGTAAAACGCCCACAGCCGCTCGGAGTTCCGCGACAGTCGCGCCTTTCGGACCGAATAGGACCCGGAACATGGGATCCTCGAGTTCATCCTCCACTGGCATCTCGATGAGCATTGGCAGCGCATTAATCAGGGCTTCCTGTTGTTGTTGAATATCTGACATCACTCCACCTCCTCAAGTTCTTCAGTAATCAGTCCCAATTGCAATGCGCTGCCTTCGAACGCCGCTGAGCAGCGCCGGTCGAAATCCTTGTAGTTCGATGAACACCGGGCAATGGCGGTAACCGAGTGGATCTGCTGCTCCAATCTCACCAGCCCCACGTCAGTCATCCATTGGTGGTGCTTGTCCGATATCTGCTTGCGGTGACGGATCATAGCCAGCAGTTCCGCCGGCATCACCGGCCCATACACCCAGCGCTGGGTGATCTGGCCGATCACACTCGGCGGATTTTTGTCGTGGCCCCGGTATATCCACCCGAACAGCCGGAACAGGGCCCGGTAGTAGTCCGGCTGGAAGCGCCGCTCCCAGGAGGTGGAGTCCTGACAAAGTAGCTTTCCGATCAACGCCTGCAAGGCATCCGGAGCCCGGTGGTACTGGTAGCCGGTGGCCTCATCAATGAGAGCTACCTCACCAGCAGTGGCCAGGGCATCCATGATTTTCAGACAACGCGGCACCATCACCCGGCGGGCCTTGTGCAAGGTGCCGTCTATGGCGGCGTTAACAACACCGGATGCAATCTTGGTGACAATTCCCACCGGAAAGAACCGGGCTTTCTGGCCGCCGGGAAGCAAAATCGGTGACTCTTTTTTCTCCCACTCAATCAATTCGTTAGGGGCGAATTCGGCCAATATTTGGCGAAAACGGTTACTCGGATTGTTTTTGTGCATTCCAAGTGCGACGGCCAACTGCCGTTGCACGTAACCACGCTCGCCGCCCAACAGCACCACAGCCTCACACTCCAGGTCGCCGAGCCGAACAACCCCGTAGTGACTAACGGTATGAATCGATTTGTTCATGACCACCCCCTTATTGAGCCCAGCTGGGACGACCAGCAGTGGCGGTGTTAGTGGTCTGAGTGGCAGCCGCCGCAGGGGCCGGGGCCGACACGGCCCCCATCAGCGTCCCGTACTCCTTGTGATCTGGAGTGATCGCCTGCTTGATGGCGTTTTTGTCGTCGCCCTTGGCATCTTTTTCCAAGTCGATCTTGGCGACGAACTCGATGCCATCCAGGTCGACAAGGCCCTGGATGCGCCGGGCATTCTGGGCCTGAGGCGTTTCATCACTCGGATGAACGCCACGGGCGGAGTTGAGAATGCTCTTAATGAAGGCGCGGCCCATGTGCATCCACTCCGCACCCTTGGGGCTGTGCAAGCCAATCAGGGACCAAACCTTGCGGCGGGCATAGGGCCCCTCCGTCACCACAAACTCGCAGTTGAGGTACACGGATCCAGTCTTGTCGTTGCGGTGGGCATAGCCGCCGGTCCAACCCTCGCTGGGATCGTCGTGTCCGCCAGGGCGGATGGTCATCCGCACCTTGGCAAGGGTGCCCTTCGGGATCAGGTCGTAGGATTGCTGGTCGTCAGCGTTGTTGAAATCGTTCCATGTACTCATTATTGATATTCCTTATGCGGAGGCGTTTTGGGTGGTGCTGGTGAAGTCGAGGCAGTCCGGGGCGGGCTGCCCGGGGCTCTGGATCTTTTCCATCAGCTTTTGGAGGTTGGGTTCCTCGACCAGGCCGAGGCGGCCGGAGCGGTCCTTGGCGGGATAACCCCAGGGGTTCAGGGTCTGGCAGACGAAGGCCCGGTAGTTGGCGCCGTCATCGTCCTTGAGCTCCGCCAAGGTGATGACCTCATCGACAATTCCGGGAAGCTCCAAGCCGGTTTTCGAGCCCTCAATTTGTAGGGAAAAGACCCGGCGGTTGAAGTCGTCCAACTTCTCGTCGAGAATGCCGACAAACCAGATGTTCTTACCCCGCGTGTGCTGCAGGTGGGTAAGCCAACCGATCATCTCCTGCCCCATGAGCCCGTAGGCCCCACGCATGTCCGGCTTGCCGGTTTTATCCGACATCGCCTGGGGCTGACCCGTACACCACTGGAAGCAGAGGCGGCCCGCCACGGTGATCGAATCGATGAACACGGTTTCGTACTTGTCGAGCGCGGATGGATCGCCGAAACGCGTGCAGACATCCTTGTAGTGGGCTTCGCTGTACGGCTGCTCATCCCTCAGGGCCGGGTTCGGCCCGCCGATGAACACGGCGAAGTCGCGGCACTCCTGCCAGGTACGTGGGCGAATGGTATCGCCAGCCCAGCCGTCCACAGCCAGGTCGCCGGCTTCCAGGTCAAAGAACAGGGTGGTGGTTGGATCCAGGGTCCACAGTTGGCTGGTTTTGCCGATACCACTGGGTCCAATAAGCACTCCCTTCACGCCTCGGGCCTCGGCAAGCCGTTGGTCGGCGCTGATGATGGGGAGGCGTGGTTTGGTGGTATGGGTTGCCACCAGGTTTTCCAGCCACTCGCTCTGTGGTTTGGTTTCTTCTGGCGCTACCGCGCCGGTCTGATTACTCATCGATCGTTTCCTTCCTCTCCCCTGATTCAGAGGGGACTCCGTGAATTTCGAGGTAGGACACGATCATGTCGGCCACGGTGTTCACCACTTCGTCCGCCTGCTCCGGCGACATCGGCACGTAATGCCGCGTGATCTGAATGGTGTTGGTCGCTTGCTTCATCGATCGGTCCTATTCCTCTGCGCGAAATGCGCGAACAAAAAAGCCCCCTGGGAGATGGAGTCCGGCGAGGAACTCTCCCAGGGGGCTTACAACCGGTTTCCCGGTTGATCTCTAATGAGTGCCGCCCTCGCCGGACCTGACACCCCTACTTGGCGAAATTTCGCAGAACGGACGAAAACGGAAGACGCAGGTGTGCGGAGTGATACGCGCAACACGCGGAAAACAAAGGCGATAAATCCAAATTAATGGCCCGAAACTTTTTTTGTATTTTTTTGAAAGGCTCAGCGAAATTTCGCAGGACCGGCCGCAATTAACCAACTTGCCAAATTTAACCAATAAGGTTAATATCAGACTATGGAGAAGCGGAAACCTCATTGTGCGTTGCCATTGATCAAGACCATGATCAAGGCAGGCAAGGTACGTTCTACCTGGTCGGCGCTATCAGGCGGTGCCGCCTTAGGGTTTGACTTTGACGAGATGGTTGACGTGGTGAAGTCGCTGACACCGGCAGACTTTTACAAGAGCATGACCACGAAAGCCGATCACCGGGTTTGGCAGGACGTGTACCGGCCGACCACGCCGGCCGGGGAGGTCTACCTGAAACTCACGGTCATTGACGACGTGCTCATCGTGTCGTTCAAGGAGCTATGAATATGAAATGTCTATCCTGTTCGTCGGGGAAGTTGGTGCAGGACACCCGCGATATCCCGTACACCTACAAAGGTGAGCAAACCACCATCCCGGCCGTGACCGGCCACTTCTGCCCTGCTTGTGGTGAGGCCGTCCTTGACGCAGGCGAATCCAGGCGCACCAGCGTGGCCATGCTAGATTTCAATAAGCAGGTGAACGCCTCGGTTGTCGATCCGGCCTTCATTGCCAGCGTTCGCCGGAAGCTCGAGCTTGATCAACGCGAGGCAGCAGAGATCTTCGGTGGTGGTGTTAATGCCTTTTCGCGGTACGAAAACGGCAAGACCCGTCCCCCGCTATCCCTGGTGAAGCTACTCAAGGTGCTCGATCGTCACCCGGAGTTGCTGGACGAAATCAAGGCAGCTTAGGCCGCCACGGATAGGCGGGTTTAACGCTCGGCGGAGATCGAAAATCGGGTTCGCCAACCCCGGCCGGACGACAGAGAACGGATTGGGTCACCGTCGATACGGAAAAAAGCCTTCAGGTCCTGGGAGAGCAGCTCGCACCGCTTCTTGTTCCGCCGGTCGGCGTACTTGCTCTCCCAAGTGATGTCGCCCCCTTCATCAGCGAAAGCAGACAGTAGGTGCCATTGCACCGTCGGCTCGCCGTTCCTTGAATTGGCTAGGCCCAGCTGGGTGTAATTGAAACGGCCGGTTTTCCCCCGCACCTTAATAGATACGGTGTGCCCGTCCGTAAAGCAGATGGTGACGTTGTCCCAGGTGGCGCCCGCTGGGGTCGGGAAGAAGGCACGCAAGTTGGTATCGGTCGCCGGCAAAACCGTACTGCGAAATTTCGCGAGCAGATTTTCCGATGATCGCGTTGCCACGACCTGCCCATCCTCGCTCACTGATAGGAAGTCGGCCATGGCCAGAAAACAGGCGTTTCGCCGGGCCAGCAGATCAGAACAAGACCTATCCATGTGGGAGGGTGTCGGGGCGACCAGGATGAACGGGCCGTCGTTTCGCACCACGAGTTCCATGAGCGCCTGCCGGAACTTGTTCGATTGCATTCGGATTGTCAGGTAGACGGGGAACTCGTACCCGGTCAGGGGAATGTAAGTGCTCACCTGGTGGGTAGACGATACCCCGTCGACGGGTTCCCACTCGAACGCAGCGCCAAAGGCCGCCGCCACGCTGGCACCCAGCTTCTCGCGGTCAATTTCCCAGACAACAATGTCCGCCCGTTCAAGCTCGGTCGTCTCGCAATACCGGGGTTCACACCCACACACCGAAACAAAATCGTCTGGACCGTGCTCGATTACGCCATGACGGAAACACGCACACGGGTTGGTTTTCGGACAGGGGTGTCCTGCTGAAAATTCCCCGGTTGGTCGCAGCAGTGGGCGCACCGTCTCGTACTCCACCCCCAGATGCCATCGCCACTCAGCTTTTACCGCCTTCA